CGCGAGGCAGAGGCCGCGCGGCTTGCCCAGCTGGAACGGTCGCTCGAGCGCTTGGCGACGAGCGTGTCCGAGCTCACTATCCTGATGGCGCGCGCGGGGCTCGAGGACAGCGCATCGAGGAGGCAGACGCATGGCTGACGCATACGAACTACGCATACGCCAGGGCGCTACCGAGACGGTCGCGTTCACCTTTGCAAGCCTCGACCTAACGGGCTTCTCTGCCCGCATGAAGGGCAAGAAGCGACACGACTCGACGACGAACGTGTTCAGCCTGACGACGGGCGGCGGCGGCCTGAGCCTGACGGCCGGCAGCAACTCCGTCGTGACGGCGACCTTTGCCGCGACGACCACGGCCGCGATGGACGCGCCGGCGACGGGTGTCTGGGATCTCGAGTGCTTCAACACGACGACGGGCGTTGTCCATCGCGACGTTCAGGGCGTGTTCCTGATTGACAGGGAGGTCACGACCTGATGGCTACGCAAGAGGTCACGGTTACGCCGACCGTTCAGTCGGTCACGGTCGGGAGCGCGCCCTACGGCGCGGCGGGCGGCGATCTGACGGGGCAGTATCCAAGCCCGACGATTGACCAAAGCGCGATGCAGCGCCGCAGCTTCAAGCTTTGGAGCGACTTCGCAAACCTAGGCGACTGGAACTCGGTCGTTACGTTGGGCGCGACGATCACGTTTACGATGGACTTCGACGGCTGCGCCTGCTATGCCGTGATGAAGTTGGCGACAGGCACGGCAGGGTCGCGCGGTTGGATCAGCGAACGAAACCTGCTTGCCGGCGGAACTGTGATCCTCGCCGGAGCTTACGAGATGGAATGCTCCGCGCGCGTTCGGCTGATTCGCAACGGAGATACCGAGACGGGCTTCCGCATCGGATTTATCCAGGGTCACGTTTCAAGTAATGATCCTCCAGGCGATGTCAGCGCGATCAACTTCCAAGTCGCTGGAACAAAGTCGACGTGGCAAGTCGTCTGCATCTCAACGGCGGTGACCCATGCATACATCGACACAGGAGTCGCCGTCAACGACTGGCACGTTCTGCGCGTCTGGGTGAATGCGGCCGGCACGCTCGCCCGATGGTACATCGACGGCGTGCAGGTCCATGAAGAGACAGACCCGACGCATCTTCCGAACGCCAGCAACACGACGGTGGCAGGCAACAGGATGCACGCGGGAGCGTTGATCCGCACCAGCAACGAAGCGGCAAGCATCGTCGACGAGATGCATATCGACTGGATGTTCATGGAATACAAGTACCAGAGGTGACCATGCCGACCTTCGGAACACGAACGACCGCAGCAACCGTCACGCGCCTCATCAGCGACAGCACCATCGGATCCGTGGATATGCAGTTCTGCACGGCAGGAGAGGCACAGCGGTTCATCTTCGCCCTGAATGCCAAGGACGCAGGCGACGCGCTTGCCGCCGGCGAGTTCTTCCAGCTGCCGACCACCGCAAAGTTCTCCTGGCGTGTCGATCCCAACTACGTCTGGGTCGCATCGCTTGCTACGGCAGGAACCGTGATTTACCGATACGAGTGACACCATGCCCTCTATGAAGCAATACACAACGGGAACGACCTTCCAGCGTCTCACGACGGATACGACGATCGGATACAAGCCGATCCTCTTCTCGTCGGCCACCGCCGTCGCCTACTACGTTCTTGACGCGACGGATGCCAGCAATGCCGCTACGAAGTACGGCAACGGCGAGACGTTTAGCGTTCCCGTCACGCAGATTTTCGAGTGGTACATCGACCCCTCACGCCTGTGGGTCGCCACGGCAAGCGGAAGTGGAACAGCATCCATTCTCATCAAGGACCAATGATGGACACCAAACCCGGCTACAAGACGACTGAGTTCTGGCTTTCCTTCGCGGCGCTCTGCATCGGCGCGGCCTTTGCCAGCGGCGTGTTCCCGAGCGAGAGCCAAGGCGACAAGATTCTCGGCTTGGCAGCGACCGTGCTGTCTGCGCTCGGTTACACCGTCTCGCGCACGATGGTGAAGAAGTGACTACTTCATCGGAGCGCTGGCTTGACGCAGGGACGACCCATTCGCGCGCGCTGGCCTCATGCGAGGACCGATGCGAGCGAATGCGGATGCTCGCCAGCGCTCCGATGTTCTCGCTCTGGCGGGAGATCAAGGTCGAACTAGAGGAAGCGGCCGACGAGATCGACAAGCTCAAGCAGCGCGTTCGGGAGCTCGAGGATGACGGAGGCTGAACCATGCTCGCCAAGGCACTTGAAGCCATCGTCGGCGCTGTCCTGCGGTTCATCGCCGGCCAGGCCGAGCGCTCGCGCACGGCGACCGATGCTCAGTCTGACCGCGGCCTGCTGCGTCGCGCTGGCCGTCGCATCCGCGACAGGCTGCGGGCGCACGGTGTTCGTCCACGAATCGACACCGATGCGGATCGGCCCGATGACGAAGGGCCGCGTCTACCTTCGGATCGCTGACGAGTGGGTGCTGTCGTCGAACGCCGTGCCGATTCCCGAGGGCTGGTACATCGTGCCGCCGTCGTTTGTCGATGAGGAGAGCGCCGAATGATCCGCGTCTATCCAGCAGCCTACGAGATCAACCTAGGCGACGGACTCGCCGTGGTCGACGCGCAGCTTGAGGCCGACGTTCAGTTTGGCGACCTGACCGACGTAGACGCGCCGTCGCCGGCTGACAAGGACGTACTGCAGTACAAGACCTCAACATCGAAATGGACACAGACCGCCCAGACCGAACTAGTCGACGGCGGGAACTTCTGAGGTAGACGAACATGGCAAACACCCTGCGAATCAAGCGCCGCGCCTCTGGTGGATCTGGCGCACCCTCGAGCCTGGCGAACGCGGAGCTTGCGTTCAACGAGGTGGACGACACGCTCTACTACGGCAAGGGAACGGGCGGCGCAGGCGGCACGGCGACGACCGTGGAGGCCATCGGCGGCATCGGCGCGTTCGTCGGCCTGAGCGGTACGCAGACGATTACGGGCAACAAGACGTTCAGCGGTACGGTAGCCCTTGGCTCCAGCGCGACCGCGACGACCCAGACTGCCGGCGACAACACGACGAAGCTGGCAACGACCGCCTTCGTCACCTCTGCGGTCAGCGCCGCCGGCGGCGGAACCGTCTCGAGCGTGGCGCTCACCGCGCCGTCGTTCCTGTCAGTTGCCGGCAGCCCGATCACGACCTCGGGAACCATCGCGCTGTCACTGGCGAGCCAGACGGCAAACCATGTATTCATCGCGCCGAACGGCAGCTCGGGCGCGCCGACGTTCCGCGCGCTCGTCAGCGCCGACATCCCCGACCTGTCGGGAACGTACCTTCCGCTCACGGGCGGGACCATCTCGTCGAACCTGACCATCTCGGGCAACCTGACCGTAAACGGCACGACGACGAACATCAACTCCACGAACATCGTCGTGGAAGACAAGAACATCGTCCTTGGCGACGTAACCACGCCCAGCGACACGACCGCGGACGGCGGCGGCATCACGCTGAAGGGCGCGACCGACAAGACGTTCAACTGGGTCGACGCAACTGACGCGTGGACCTCGAGCGAGCATCTCAACCTGCTCACGGGCAAGGCGTTCTACATCAACGGCTCGTCCGTCCTCAACGCGACGACCCTGGGCTCTGGCGTGACGGGCTCGAGCCTGACGAGCGTCGGCACGATCGGAACGGGAACCTGGCAGGGAACGGTCGTCGGAATCAGCTACGGAGGCACGGGCGCGAACAACGCGGGCAGCGCGCGCAGCAACCTCGGCCTTGCCATCGGTACGGATGTTCAGGCGTACGACGCTGGCCTAGCGTCCATCGCCGGCCTGACCACGGTCGCGGATCGGATGATCTACACGACCGCGTCGGACACCTACGCGGTGACGACGCTGACCTCGGCGGGTCGCGCGATCCTCGACGATGTCGACGCATCGGCGCAGCGGACGACCCTCGGCTTGGGTACGATCGCCACGCAGAACGCGAACAACGTCTCCATCTCGGGAGGCAGCGTCACGAACCTGACGACGTTCGATGGGATCACGATCGACGGCGGAACCTTCTAAGGCAACGCGATGGCAAACACGATCCTGCACAAGCGGTCAAGCACGACGGGCGCGACCCCGTCGAGCGGTTCGCTTTCGGCAGGCGAACTCGCCATAAACACCGCCGATGGCAAGCTCTTCACGAAGAAGGACAACGGCACGGTCGTTGAGATCGGAGGCGGTTCGGGCGGCGTGACCGATGGCGACAAAGGCGACATCACCGTCTCGTCTTCTGGCGCGACTTGGACCATCGACAACGCGGTCGTGACCGTTGCGAAGATAAGCGCGACCGGCACGGCCGACAGCACGACCTTCCTTCGCGGCGATGGAGCCTGGGCAACTCCGAGCGGCGGCGGCGGCGCTGATTCACCGATCACGATCATCTCGGCCTATCAGCAGGGAATCATCTAATGGCAACGACAGCACAGTTCACGGCGCAGCCGACCATCGACATCTCGCAGGTCAGCACGGCGAACACGAACCGAGACGGCACGGGAACCATCGTGACGGTGGCGACTGGACCGTCGACGACCGCGGCCGCAGGCGTTGGCGAGCGAATCAACAGGGTGACGATCCACGCGACGGGAACGACCACGGCCGGCGTGATCCGCTTCTACATCAGCCTTGACAGCGGAACGACGAATCGGCTCATCTGCGAGCGGCTTGTGACGGCGATCACGCCGTCGACGAGCGTTGCTGCTTTCCGAACCGAAGTCGGTGAACTGGTCGGCCTGATCCTGCCAGGCGGCGGCGCGGCAATGCTGCGCGCGTCGACGAACAACGCTGAGACGTTCAACATCATGGTGGAATCGGGGCTGCTGTGAACGCAGGGCTATTCGGATTCCCACAGCGTGACGGCCAGCTGATCTCGGTGCAGGACTTCACATCTAGCGGGACATATTCTGTTCCGCCAGGCGCATCCGTCATACGCATAATGGCTATCGGTGGCGGTGGCGGCGGCGGTGGAGGTCGCAGGGGAGCAGCTGCAACCATTGCAGGAAGCGGCGGCGGCGGTGCAAGCGGAGCTATGCAGCTCATCGACTTGCACGTTTCGGAGTTGGCTTCCGTGTCGGCTCTACAGATCATCATCGGATCAGGCGGAACCGGTGGACCTGCCGCCGCTGCGGATTCGACAAACGGCACTATTGGAACAGATGGAGGTGCTACCGAAGTCCGACACCTCGGCTATCCAAATCGCTTCGTATTTGCCGCACCAGGAGTGGGTGGGGGCGCTGGCACGACGTCTGGAGGATCTGGAGGCGTAGCCTATGCCTGCAACATCCACAAATGCAGTTCGACGGCAGGTAGTGGAACTGTAGGGAGAACAGCATCTTTTGGCTTGACCGTAAGCCCAAACAGCAACTCTGGGCTTTGCGGCGGCGCTGGTGGCGGCGGCGTAGATGCCGCGAATGTTGGATATGCAGGCAACAACGTCAACTCGAAAACTGCAAGCGGCAGCATCTCGGGCGTATTGAATCCGTCGCTAGTCTTCAACACAGCGGTAGCAACAGGCGGCGCGGTCAACAGCGCTGCGGGACCGACACCGACTCCACAAGAAGCAACCGACAATCCCAGCCGATTCGGCCCTGGATTCGGAGGTGCGGGAGGCGGCGCAGGAACTACGCAGGCCGCGACGAACGGCGGCAACGGAGTGCGCGGAGGTGGAGGCGGTGGCGGCGGCGGGAGTCGAAACGGATTTGCAGCTGGCGCAGGCGGTCGCGGCGGCGACGGATACGTCTGCATCTGGGCATGGGGCTAATCATGAGAATGGCGATCATCGACAGCACCACGGTAAAGGTCACCAACGTCATCGTGGGCGAGCAAGGCACTCCCGTTGGCGCGTCGGAATACCTCGTAGCGCTTGACGCGGACGAGCGATGCGAGATCGGCCAGGACTTCGACCCGCTTGCCGATCCGCGGTTCAGCGGCACGCCGTACAGACCGCCGCAGTCGTGGACCGCATACCAGTTCCTCTTACGATTCACCGCAGAGGAGCGCGCCGCGTTCCGCGCGGCTGCGATCACCGATCCGAACGTGGCTGACTTTCAGCAGCTCGCGCAGGCCGCGCAGGAAGTCGTCAGCGACGACTCGATGACGGTCGCCGGCATGGCGTACCTCGTCTCTGTTGGACTGCTAACATCCGCGCGCCGCGACGAGATCCTCGGCGGCTAGGAGAACGCGATGACAACCGACCCGCGATGGAAATCCCAGCTGGGACAGGACCGCTTCGTGTGGGAGACGCTCGACCGCAAGACCGGCGGGACGTTCTTCGACATCGGTGCAGGTCATCCCGATCGGATCAGCAACACCGTGGTACTCGAGCGCGGATTCGGCTGGCGCGGCCTGTTGTCGGACATCGAGTACGACAGGCAGCTGCGCGAGCAGCGCGCCAAGAACAACATCTACCGCGCCGATGCGACGGACATCGACTACGAGGCGCAATGGCTGCGGCTTGCGTCCGACGAGTTCCGATGGGTCGACTTCCTGTCGCTGGACCTCGAGCCGCCAGACCTGACGGCGCGCGTGTTGCTTCGGATGCCGCTTGACCGCATCCGCTTCCGCATCGCCTGCGTCGAGCATGACGCGTACCGCGACGGCGAGCGAGGCATCCTGCGCCGCGACATGATGCGGAGCTTTATGGAGTGGAGCGGCTACGTCCGCGTGGCCGACATCGTGGTGAATATGCAGACCGAAGACGAGATGATCCAGGCGCATATCGAGGACTGGTGGATCCATCGGGAAAGCGGGCTTGTCGAGAAGGCGCGCGCGGTGCTTGGAGTCAACGCATGAAGACAGAACGCGTACCCATCGGCTCGGTGCAGTTCGATCCCGCGAACGTCCGCAGGCACGGCGAGAAGAACCTTGACGCGATCAAGGCGAGCCTGTCGCGCTTCGGCCAGCAGAAGCCGATCGTGGTCGACGCGGACGGCATCGTTCGCGCCGGCAACGGCACGCTCATGGCTGCGAAGGCGCTGGGATGGCCAGAGGTGACGATCGTCCGAACTGCGCTCAAGGGCGCGGAGGCGACCGCCTACGCGATCGCGGACAACCGTACCGCGGAGCTTGCAGAGTGGGACGACGACGCGCTGGCGCAGACGCTTGCGGCGCTCCAGATCGAGGACGAGGAGCTCGCGAAGGTGACGGGCTTTGACGATGCCGACATCGACGCGATGCTCGCGCCAGACGAGGTGACGGAGGACGAGGTTCCAGAGCCTCCCGTCGATCCGATTACGAAGCCTGGCGACCTTTGGCTCCTCGGGGAACATCGCCTCCTCTGCGGAGACTCGACGAAGGCTCATGATGTCGCGCGGCTGATGCACAAGCAAACGGCAGATGCAACCATTTCCGATCCGCCATACGGTCTCGGCTATGAGTATGCAACCCATGACGACTCGGACAACAACGCGAACGCGAGCCTAGTTGCATCGGCGTTCGCCCTAGGATCGAGCTTCATCGTTTGGACGCCAGGCCAGCAGAACCTCGCGAGAGACATCAATCGTTTCGGAAAGTCCAAGGTGCTCATCTGGTTCAAGAAGTTTGCAGCGATGGGAAACGGACTCGGAGGCGCGTCCGTATGGGAGCCGATACTAGTTGTCGGGAAGCCGCCGAAACGAGAGCTGAAAACCGATGTGATCGAATGCATGACGGAGCGTCTAGAGGTCGACGGGAAGCCGCTTCGCAGCCTGCATACTTGTCCGAAACCCGTCGCTTTGTACGCGGGGCTCATCGAGTCTTTCACCGAGCTAGGACAACTGATCCATGAGCCGTTCTGCGGATCAGGAACGACGCTCATCGCTGCCGAGCAACTTGGTCGTAAGTGCTACGGGATGGAGATAAGTCCCGCCTACTGCGATGTCATCGTGAAGCGATGGGAGACTCTGACGGGAAAGAAGGCCACCCGTGGCTAGACCGAAGGGAACCGTAAAGCCCGTCGACCTGCGGCAAGTCGAAGCGCTCGCCTCGATGGGTCTGACGCAGGATGAGATCGCCGCCGTCGTCGGATGCACCTCGCGCACCCTGCGCGCGCGCGCGGATACCCGCGCCGCGCTCACGATCGGCGGTCACAAGATTCGCGCGTCGATCCGCCGCTGGCAGTACGAGAAGGCGAAGGAAGGCAACGTCGCCATGCTCATATGGCTCGGCAAGCAGCTGCTCGGCCAGCGCGAACGCATCGAGCAGGACATCCGCGAGGAAACGGTTGTAATCGAGCCCATCGCCAAGAGCGGAACCAATGCGTGAGGATCAGGCTTCCCGCCATCGAGAGCGTGCTGCATGAGTCGCAGCGCGAGGTATACGGGAAGCTCGCGCGCTTCTCGGTTCTCGAGATCGGCCGGCGCTGGGGAAAGACCACGTTCGGCCGCGTGATCTCCACCTATGACGCGATCCACGGCAAGAAAGTCGGATGGTTTGCCCCGTCGTACAAGTACCTTGCGGAACCCGTCCGTGAGTTTGAGCGCGCGCTAGGGCCAGTCATCGCCAGGCACGACCGCATAGAGCATCGGATGGAGCTGCGTACGCGCGGCGTGGTCGACTTCTGGACGCTCGAGGATGTCGACGCGGGCCGATCGCGCGACTATGACCTGGTCGTCATCGACGAGGCGGGAATGGTCGGGCATCTCTTGGACTGCTGGCAGCAGTCGATCCGCGCGACCTTGACCGACCGCAAGGGCCGCGCGCTGTTCCTCGGCACGCCGAAGGGCAGCGGCGATTTCCATCGGCTCTTCTCCCAGGCAGAGTCGGACGCGTCGGGAGAGTTCCGCGCGTTCCGCATCGGATCGGCTGCGAACCCGCACCTTGACCCAGCGGAGATCGAAGCCGCGCGGCGGATGCTGCCGGCGCAGGTCTTCGCGCAGGAGTACGAAGGCATACCCGCGGAAGACGGCGGGAACCCGTTCGGACTGTCAGCCATCGCGCAATGCGTCGCGCCTATGTCGTCCGATGCGCCTGAGGTCTGGGGCGTGGACCTTGCGAAGTCGAGCGACTACACCGTCGCCGTGGCGCTCGACGGCGCAGGGCGCGTCTGCAGGCTTGAGCGATGGCAAGCGCCGTGGACGGTCACGCGCGAGAAGCTGGCGCGGATGCTCGGGCAGCTGCCGGCGCAGATCGACTCGACTGGCGTAGGCGATCCCATCGTCGAGGATCTACGCAAGGTCTGCCGCCGCGCTGAGGGCTTCAAGTTCTCGAGCGCGACCAAACAGCAGCTCATGGAAGGCCTGCAGATCGCCATCCAGACGGCTGAGGTACGATTTCCCGAAGGCTGGCTCCGCGCTGAACTGGAGGCCTTTGGCTTCCGATACTCACCACGGGGCGCGGTGCAATACGAGGCAACGGTCGGCCACGACGACGGAGTGTGCGCGCTTGCCCTCGCGCTCCATGCTCGACGGCAGCGGCGGCCCCTCATCGTGAAGGTCATATGAGACGACTACTCGACCGAATCAAGCGCGCGTTCAACGAGGACAAGTTCCTGCAGACCTCGATGCAGATTCTGAGCGGCGACGAAGCCAAGCGCCAGCCGTTCAGCTACCACGCCGCCGTCGCGTCGTACCGATCATGGATCTACGCAGCCGCAAACCTAAACGCGGTCGCGGTCGCATCGCAGCCGATCCGCCTCTACGTCAGGAAGGGCGGCCGCAAGAGCCTTTGGCGCACGCGCGCGCCTGGCATGAGAGCGAAGGCCTATCTAGCCGGCGACCTATCCGCGCAGCCGTCGCGTACCGTGATGACCAAGGCCGCAGAGTACGGCGACGACTACGAGGTCGTCACCGAGATGCACCCCGTCCTCGATGTACTGAGCAAGTTCAATCAGTACCAGAACGGCTTCGACGCGACCATCCTACGCATCCTGTATACGGAGCTCACGGGCAACGCGTACATTCATCCCGTCATCGACCGCCAGCTCGGTCGCCCTTCGTCGCTTTGGATCATGCCGTCGCAATGGGTCGAGGTCGTGCCGGGAAAGGTCGAGTTCGTCGACGGCTATCTCTATGGCGCGACCCGCGATCAGCGGCGTTTTTTCCCTGCCGACGAGGTGATTCACTTCAGGCGGCCGAACCCTGGCGACCTGTACTACGGGCTCGGCAAGGCTGAGGCCGCATGGGGCGCGGCGATGCAGAACGAGGCCGTGCATGAGATGGACCTGTCGTTCTTCTCCAACAAGGCGCGTCCCGACTACCTGCTGACGTTCAAGGGCGTTGCCGATCCAAACGAGATCGAGCGGCTCGAGGTCCAGATTGACGAGAAGCTGCGCGGCAAGAAGCGCACGGGCCGCTTCCTGACGATGTCGTCCGATGTCGACCTCAAGCCGATGGGCTTCCCGCCGAAAGACCTGGCAGGCCGCACGGAGATCATCGAGGAGATCGCCGCGGTATTCGGCGTGCCTGTCTCGATGCTCAAGGCCAACGACCCGAACCTCGCGTCCGCGCAGGTCGGCTTCGCGTCGTGGCGGTCGAACACGATCCTGCCGCTCCTGCGGATGGACGAGGAGACGCTGAATCAGTCTCTGCTGCCGCTCTTCGGCATCGAGGACGACGCGTTCCTTGCGTACGACAATCCCGTTCTCGAGGATGAGCGCTTTGAGTTTGAGCGCGTCCGCGCCGCGGTATCCGCTGGCATGATGACGGTCAACGAGGCGCGCGAGCTGCAGGGGCTCGCCGCTAGCGATGACCCGAACGCGGATTCCCTGCTGTTCAACAACCAGCCGCTCGGCGGTCCCGTCCCGCCGCCGCCGGCTGTCCCGTCCTTCTCCCCTGAGCCGCCGTCCGCGCCCGCCGGCCCCGCCGGGCCGGACGGTGGCGGAGAGGCCACGACACCCGTGGACGAGCCCGTCGCGGAGGTCGGCGTGAAGTCGTTGCAGAATGCGATGCACACGCTCGGCGCGATCGAAGAGAAGGCGAGCCCCGCCGACTGCGTCTCCGAGAAGATTCCGAAGCTTCTCGACGAGGGCTACCCGCGCGACCAGGCGATCGCCATTGCGATTTCCATGTGCGATGCGGGATCGAAGGCGGTGTCCGACATCGACACGAAGCCGCCCGAGACGGTGGCCCGCAACGCGCAGCGCGCGCTCGAGGTCCGAAGCGAGAAGCCAGACAGCCAGCGCGGCATGACCGAAGTCGGCATCGCGCGCGCGCGCGACCTGGCGAACCGTGCGAATCTGTCGGAGGAGACGATTCGTCGCATGGCCGCGTACTTTGAGCGGCACGAAGTCGACAAGCAAGGCGAGACATGGGACGAGCAGGGCAAGGGCTGGCAGGCATGGTACGGCTGGGGCGGCGACGAGGGCTGGGCATGGGCTCGCCGCAAGGTCGAGGAGTTCGACCGCGCGCGCGGCGTGAAGTCTGGCTGCGGCTGCGACCGTGCCAAGGACTTTGCCGCGGACCTCGACGCGTGCCTCTGCGACGAGGTCGAGACGAAGAACTGCGGCACGGGCGCAGAGGGATTTGAGGACGGCAACACCTGCGGCGGCGGTAGTGGCGGCGGCGGTGCATCGTCTGGAGGAGACGGAGCATCGAAGCCAGCGTCAGACAAGCCGAAGAAGCCGTCGAGCCGCAAGCCGAAGCAGCCCAAGGCAGAGGCCGGCAAGCCTCCCGCGGCGGGACTCAAGGAACCGAAGAAGCACGACGTTGCCCTGCCGGTCAATCCCCGCAAGATGAGCATCGACCAGTTTGACGCTGGTCTGCGCGCGCTCGGATACACCGAGGTCGGAAAGCGCACCGAGAACCCGTACAGCCGCACCGATCGCCGCACCTACTACACGGTGCGCGATGCGGACGGCAACACGGCAGAAGTCGAGATGAACGAACTTCTCGGCACGATGTACGCGAACTCGAGCGATCCGAAGCTGCAGGCGGTCACGCCGAAGCCGCGGTCCAAGTCTGTGTGCGGCTGCGGCTGCGAGTCGGGCGCGTCCATCTCGCAGAAGGCGCTCTGGTCTATGGACGGCGAGCAGCTGCCCGAGATCCACACGAAGGCGCGCGCGAAGAAGCCCGATGCCGGCGACGAGTTCGAGGAGATCACGGAAGACGAGCGCGCCATCGGCAACGCAGTCGACCGCGTCCTGCAGCGCCAGATTTCGGCGGTCCTCAAGGAACTCAACGCGTCGACAGCGCCGAGCGCCGAACTGACGCTCAAGGTCGAGTCGCTGCTGAAGAGCGCGAGATGGGACCGCGAGCTGGTGGCGGCGCTTCGGCCCTACCTGCAGTCGAGCCTCAAGACGGGCATCTCGCTCGGAACGGACACCATCAAGAACTTGGCGACGGCGTTGCCAGACTTCACGCCAGAGACGGCGAACCTCGACGCGTACGTCGAGTCGGAATCGGTGCGCCTTGCCCGCAACAGCGCGCGCTCGGTCAACCAGTACACCTCCGTGCGCGTGTCCAAGATTCTGGGGGACGGCATCCAGAGCGGCGAGACTATCCCCGAACTCGCCACGCGCGTGCAGGAGTGGGCGGGCGAGAAGGGCGACGCAGCGCGGCAGACGCGCTCAAGGGCTATCACCATCGCCCGCACCGAGGCGCAGCGCGCTACCCGCAAGGCTGAGAGCGAGGCGTGGAAGTCGACGGGGCTGGTGGAGGGCAAGAAATGGCTCCTCGCGCCTGACCCCTGCGAGTTCTGCCAGGCCGCGTCCGAGCAGTTCGGGCAGAAGTCGGTCGGCATCAACGAGCCGTTCTACAAGCAGGGCGACACGCTCACGGGCGCGGACGGCGGGGAGCTGGCGCTTGACTACGAGGCGGTCGACGGGCCGCCGCTGCACCCGAACTGCCGCTGTTCGATGCAGCCGGTCCTCGTCGACGACTACGAACAGATCATCAAGGACATGGAAGCGGACGCGGCGAAGATGACGGGTCCGTACACGGAGCCAACGGAATGACCACGAAGACCAAGGCGCTCGCCGCGGACATCAGCTCGACGGCAAAGGGCTTCACCGCCATCATCACGGCTGAGACGATCGACCGCGACGGCGAGGTGCTGATCCCTGGCGGCATGAACTCCGCGACGTTCGAGACAAACCCTGTCCTCTTCTGGAACCACGACTACGAGAAGCCGGTCGGTCGCGCGACCTCGATCAAGCGGCGAGAGAAAGACATCGTGGCCGATTTCATCTTCGCCAAGCGACCTGACGGCTACTCGGGCGAGTTCTTTCCCGAGGTCGCCGCGGCGCTCGTCGGGCAGGGAATCGTCAAGGGCGTTTCGGTCGGCTACACCTCAGAGCCAGGCGGCACGCGCCGCGCCAGCGAGGTCGACCGCAAGAAGTACGGCGACGGGGTCCACACGGTCTACAGCCGTTGGAAGCTGCTCGAGATCAGCCTTGCGCCGCTGCAGGCGAATCCCGAAGCGCTCATCACCGCGGTAAAGAAGGGCATCGTCAGCCCCGTCGCGGCAAAGCGGTTTTTCGGCATCGAGCCGCCGCGCCGCGTGTCGATCGTTGTCCCGATGTCGGTAAAGCGCGCGGACTCATCCGCCGCGGCCGCCAAGCCGATTGACGCAGAAGCCATCATCGCGCGCGAGATCGCTCGAGCGCGTGGACGGCTTTGGTCGTGAGTCCGCGGCGCGCCTACGGAACGCCTGAAAGCGCGCCTCACGGCAGACCATAGAACGAAACGGAGTCCGAAATGAAGACCATGAACACCAGCGAGCTGCGCGAGCATCTCACCAAGGCTGCCGCCCTCAAGGGCGAGGCCGGCGTGATCGCGCAGAAGAAGCTCATCCTCGATCGCTTCATGATCGTGGACGAAAACGGTCTGGCGGTCGACCCCGAGGCGATCGACATCACGATCGCGCCGGCCGCCGGAGAGCCCGAGATGGAAAACGACGCGGCCAAGGAGCCCGAAATGACCGAGGACCAGATTCAGAAGAGCGTGCGCTCGGCTCTCGCCAGCGCGAACCCGAGCGGCGCAAAGTTCGCCGTCACCGCCGAGCCGAAGCAGTGGGAGAGCGCCCGTCAGTACGGCCGCCTCAAGCACCTCAAGTCCAAGGAAACCGCGTACCGCATGGGCGCGTGGTTCCTCGGCGCGATGGGCCACAAGAAGTCCGCGGACTTCTGCGCCTCGCAGGGGCTCGTCATCCGCAAGGCCCATACCGAGGGCGTGAACTCGCAGGGCGGCTTCCTCGTTCCCGACGAGTTCGAGAACGAGCTGGTGACCCTCCGCGAGCAGTACGGCGTGGTGCGCCGCAACGCCCGCGTCTGGCCGATGGCGAGCGACACCCTCCGCATCCCGAAGCGCGCAGCTGGCCTTACCGCCTACTTCGTCGGAGAGGCTGCGGCCGGCACGGAGTCGACCCAGACCATCGACCAGGTCAACCTCGTCGCAAAGAAGCTGATGGCCCTGACGACCGTTACGAGCGAACTGCTCGAGGACGCGCTCGTCAACATCGGTGACGACATCGCCGGCGAGATCGCCTACGCGTTCGCCTTCAAGGAGGACGACGCGGGCTTCAACGGCGACGGAACGTCGGGCTACGGCGGCATCGTCGGCCTCTCGACCACGCTTTCAGACTCGACCTACCAGATCAGCGACGGCGGTGCGACCGCTACCAGCGGCGTGACGACCGCTGAGATCGCGGCCGCGCTGGCGAAGCTCCCTGGCTGGGCGGCGCAGCGGAACAACATCAAGTTCTTCTGCAACAAGTCCGTCTACCACAGCGTCTTTGAGCGCCTGATGTTCCAGACGGGCAGCAACCCGACCGGCGCATCCGCCACGGAGATCGCGCGCGGCATCGCTGGCCCGACGTTCCTCGGCTACCCCGTCGAGTTCACCCAGGTTCTCACCGCGGCCCCGAGCGGCGCGGGCGCGACCTTCGCCTACGTCGGTGACATGACGCAGGCCGTATACCTGGGCGACCGTCGTTCCACCTCGATCGCTTTCTCCGACTCGGCGCTGAACGCGTTCGAGCAGGACGAGCGCGTGATCCGCGGCACCCAGCGCTTCGACATCGTCTGCGCCAACTGCGGCAGCTCGTCTGCCGCTGGCGCGATGATCAAGATGACCCTCTGATCAGAACGGAGCCAACACCCATGAAGCCATCCAACACCAAGTTCCTCTGCGCGTCGGGCGCTGGCGTTACGACGCTGACCGCGTCGATCGACACGCGCGGTTTCTCGTACGCCCAGATCGTCGCATTCAACAACGCGGCTGCCGGCCTCCACACGGCTGCTTCGAACACCGTCCTCGAGGAGTCGGACGACAACTCGACTTGGGCGACGGTCGTGACCGGCCTGACCCCTGCCACGACTGCCGCGGCTGCGACGGTCGCTAAGGTCGTCTGGAACGTCGACCTGCGCGGCCGCAAGCGGTATCTCAAGCCGACGACCGGCTACGCGGCGAGCAACTCGCTTTCGATTCTCGCGGTCCTGCACGAAGGTTCGGACGCGCCGAACACGGCAGCCGAGATCAACGCGGTCAACGTCGCCTACATCTGACCGAACGACCCATTCGCGTGGAACGGGGCCGCACCTTGTGTGCGGTCCTGTTCTCTTTGGCTACCATCCGCGCAGGAGACAGCCATGAACTACGAGAGTGGATTGCCAGAGCGCCGCGACCTCGGCATGACGGTGGCCGAGATGACTACCGAGGAGGCCGTCGAGTTGCTCCGCAAGCTTGCATCGGAGACGGACGACGGCGGCGAAGTTGTCATTACCGTGCCGGACTTCGACCGCGCCGTCGAACTCTACAGAGCGGGATCGCCTGGCGCGGAGAAAGCCTGCGTCGACGGCGGCCGCTTCAAGTCGATCTGGAACCGTGCGAAGCTGCTGCGTCTGCTTGACGCGGCTGGCTTCTGCGCCGCCGGTCCCGCGTCGGGAACGTCTTGGGAGAAGGACGGCACGATCTCGATCGTCGCGCGCAAATACTGGCGTATGCAGCCGCCGAAGCCGCTCGACCAAATCCTCGCCATCATGTCGCTGCCGCGCGTTGCGTGGACGACGACGATGGGCTGCCTGCACGAATCCTGCAGCAAGCTGGGCATCGACGCGGTTCGGTCCACGGGCGTGTTCTGGGGCCAATGCCTCGAGCGGATGCTTGAGCAGACCGCGCGCGACGGCCACAAGTACGCGCTGACCGTCGACTACGACAGCATCTTCGACGCGAACGACATCGTGCGTCTCTGGCAGATCATGGAGTCGAATCCCGACATCGACGTACTCTGCCCGTTGCAGATCCAGCGCGACAAGCCGAATAGCCTCTTCTGCATCATGGGCGCGGACGGCAAGTTGCTCGACGCGTTGTCGGAAGAGCGGCTGCTTTGCGAGGCCATCGACATCTATAGCGGTCATTTCGGGCTGACGCTGATCCGATGCAGCGCGCTCGAGGGAATCAAGCGGCCGCTCTTCTGGGGTCAGCCCGACGCGGACGGCAGCTGGGGCAAGGGCCGCACGGACGACGACATCTTCTTCTGGAACCGTCTGCGCGAGGCTGGTCGGCGCGTCTGCCTTACGCCGCGCGTCAGGATCGGACACCTCCAGCTCGTCGTCTCATGGCCTGACGAGTCGTTCGAGGCAATGCATCAGTACCACCCCGCGTACATCGACGAGGGGAGGCCGAAATGCACGACGACCTTCTGATCGTGCTGAAGCCGTTCGCCGTGGCAGACCCGCGCCACGGGCGGCGCGAGCTTCGGCCAGGGACGGCGGTCCATCTGGACGCGCCGAACATCGAGGATCTGATCCGCCGCGGATACCTGAAGCGGGTAGCGCCGGCTGCGCCGCTCTTCGCGGAATCGCCTGAGAACGCGCCTAAGCCGATGAAACGGCGCAAGGAGTCCTAGTGGCGATCAGCGCAGACACCCTAGTTTCGCTCTCAGACTTCAAGGTCTATGCGGGCATCACGACCGCGGCCGACGATGTCATCCTGCAGCAGACGATCGACCGCGCGTCGATCGCCGCGCAGACCTACTGCGGCCGCAAGTTCGTGCAGCAGGACTACATCGAGATCCGCGACACGACGGGGCAGGCGCGACTCGCGCTGCGTCAGTCGCCGGTTTCCGTCGTACGGTTCGTCGGGGTCGGCTGGGACTCAGTGCTGTCGATCAACTCGACGGTGGCTTCGGACGCGTTCGTGTCGGTGGCGATGAACGGGCAGCACCTCCACCTCTACCGCATCGCAAGCAACGGCGGGGCGACAGCAACGGCGATTTCTTTGGCGAACAACGACGTTACGACCGAGCTGGCCGCGGCGATCAACTCGCACACGGGATTCCTTGCGGCAACGCTCTTGAACGTTCCTACCAAGTACATCCGAAAGCTCGTCGGGCGCGATCTCAAGAACTCGACGGCGTATCTCGAGGCTCCGACCGATTCGTTCACCGACTACATTGCGGACCTCGATGCAGGCATCATCCACGGGCGAGGGCTGAACCTCCCGCGGTCGATGCTGATCGACTACACGGCCGGCTACGAGGAAGTCCCGCTTGACGTTCAGCAGGCCGTGATGATGATCGCGCAGCGGATCTACCACGGCCGCAAGCGCGATTTCGGAGTGCAGAGCGAATCGCTCGGCGGCTACTCGTACAGCCTGCGCGCGGCAGCTGAGATCGACGGAGAGGCGCGCGCGCTGCTCGACGGCTATCGGAGGCTCCGTTGAGCATCTCGAGCCTCGTCGGGCGGTTCGGGATCGACCTGTACGTCTACAGGCCGACGCTGACGACGGCATCTGACGGGACGGTCGTCCGAACATTTTCGTCCGCGGCGATCACCGCGCGTGGCTTCGTGCAGCCGACAGGACAGACGCAGGATGTCTTTGAGGGTCGCGCGTCGAGCCGCACGACGGGAACCGCGTATTTCGACGGCGCGCTGGATATCCGCATCGAGGACGAAATCTACAGCGGGACATCGGGCAGCGTGACGGCATGGCGGGTCACGGGCGCGGTCAATCCAGGCGAGATGGGACGGACCCTTGCGGCGCTCCATCTCAACATGACGGCCGTCGATGTCGTCGAGGTCGAGCCAACGGTGACGCTCTGATGGCGAAAGCAAAGGTCAACATCGACCCGAAGGCGATCAAGGCCACGTTCGACTCTGCGAACCTGGAGGCCATGAACGTCTCGTTCCTCGCGCTTGGCCGTCTGGTCCGCACCAAGCTGTCGCAGCCAGGCACGGGGCGCATCTACCGCGTGTCGCGCGGACGCGGGCGCGGCGCGCGCAACCTGCGCGCGGCTGGATTCCACCGCGCCAGCGCGGCAGGCTTCCCGCCGGCGGTGAACACGAACCGCCTGCGCGCGTCGTTCATCTCCGACCAGCTGGGCCAATGGAAGTACGGCTTTGCCCGCGTCGACCAGACCGAGACGAAGACGATCCTGAACTACGGCAGCCGCGTGACGTACGCGCCGATGCTTGAGTATGGAACGCGTCGAATGCGCGCGCGCCCGTATCTGCGACCGACCGTCGACGTATTCCGCAAGCAGGTCGGCCGCATCTTCGGCGTGGCGTTCCGCCGTTGGTTCGGGCCGCAGTCGCCGGCAGGAGGTGGCAAGTGAGCCAGAAAGCCATCCTCGACGCGCTGGCGACCCGCTTGGCGGCTTCCACGATCAATACGACGCTAGGCGGCCGCATCGGGCTAGACCAGCTCGCGGCGAACGTGGCGCTTCCGCTGCTCGTCTACCGCGTTGCCTCGGCAAACACGGCGCAACTGTTCGGCGGCATCGAACGGTTCGACCTGCAGGTCGAGTTCCAGTTCTTCCAGAAGGCATCGGACGGCACGACGATGCACACGCTGTCCAGCCAGCTCAAGACCGCGCTCGACACGCAGCTCGCGGCGACGGGCTTTGATCGCGTCGTCTTCATCCGTACGTCGGTAGGCACGCCCTCATACGAGGATGATGCTTGGACGATGACCGACAACTACAGGGCCGTCGCGTTCCGCACGGCGTGAAAGGAAAGCAATGGCAGTCACCCACTACCTCATCGGAAACGACGGCGACGCGACCTTCAAGGCCGGCACGACCACGCAGACCATCTTCCGCGTGCGGTCCTACGCGGCGACTCTCACTCGCAACTCGGTCGACCTGACGGCGTTCGGAGACACGGGCCGCCGCAAGCGCCTCGGTATGCTCGATGTCACGGGCTCGCTCAACGCGGTCCTCGGACTCGACAACACCGCCACGCCCGTCACGACCAACTTCTTCCAGAGCGAGCAGCGGACCTACAACACCAGCGAGGTCGTGGAGCTGACGTTGAAGCTCGGTGGCTCGACCGCGTCGACGACCAACGAGGCCAAGATTGTGTCGAAGGTCGTCATGAACAACTTCGCATTCAACAGCGACAAGGCCGGCGAGGCCACGCTGTCCTGCAACTTCGAGAACGCGGACGGCAACGCGCCCGTGGTGACCTGGCTGATCTGAGATGCTCGACGTATTCGCGCCGAATGGAGACGACTGGGTGTCGACGCTGGTCCTACGGGACGGGCGTGTGATGCGCCGTCGTTTTTCGCCCGGGTCGATGCCAGAGGAAGACGTTCTGCGTATCTCGATCCACCTGTCGGGAGTCGCCGCGAAAGACGTTCTGGACGCTACGATCCGCAGGGCTTCGGACGCTACCGTCGAGGTTCCTGCGGACGACCATTTCGACAGACTCATGCGGAGGATACGCGAATGCAGCTAGCCGCCCCGTTCCCTGTCACGCTCGACGAGCGGCAGGTGATGCTCAAGCCCTTGACCGTCCGTCAGCGGCTCCAGTTCTCAAACATCCTCGTAGAGCGGGCGCGCGCGCGTGCCGTCGAGGCTGGCAAGGCCGCGGGTCTGACCGGCAAGGAACTTGCCGAGATGATCGCGGATGCCGCACTCGAGGCCGAGCGCGTTTCGGCGGTGGTGGTCGCGGCGTTCACGTTTGAGGGCGCGATGCTTGTCCTCGGCATGGCATCGAGCAAGGAAGACGCGGAGGCGATCGGCGGCGCGCTTGAGCCTGGAGAGGTCGGCGTGCTTGCGGCGCGATGCCTCGGTGTCGATGTCGCGGCGCGCGCTGGGAACAACGCGGGAAACTGAGCGCGCCGGCCGCGCGCGCATGGACGCGTGACTGGCTGGCCGAGGCGCATGTCATTGCGCGATCCGCGCCAGGGCTCGGGAACCCGCTCGACATGACGGTCGCGGAGTTCGACCGCCACCTCGCACTAGCGGCGAACGGTGGCTCGGTCGATGAGAGGCCGTGGCATAGACG